CTCCGCAAGGTTTGGAGAAACTTGGGATCCGACCCCACGAGGGAATGATCATTATACTCGTATCGGGGGGGGTTCTCCTTGAGGGCTTCCAGGCTCCAACGAGGAGCCCAGATCCGGGCCTTTCCCCGGAGATCCTTCCAAAGTGAAAGGACCTCCGGGAGAGCCTTGACTAAGGGGTGCGCGGAGCACCACTTGCCGAGAAGCTGGTCCCGGACTCGCCGGATTCTTTCGGCGACGCGGAAGAAGCTTGGGTACTGACGGCCGGTCGGCGAGGGGCCTAACATTAACGTATAGGCCACACTCGTCGACGCGATCGCCATTTCCCGAACTTCCTCCGCGTCTCCGAGCTCGACCCACCCTAAAGCAGGGGGGGGCGAGCTATCGTCCGACGGTCCAGCCAGCCGGAAGTGGGACAAAGCAAAGTCCACATCCGGCTGGGCCAGGTCCCGCCAGTGGAGCGGCTTCCCCTCTAACCAGACGCGTTCAAACAACGAAACGCACTTGAGAGGGGAAGACCCGAACACCAACGAAGCCAGAGCCTTGCGGTGAGCGCGCGGCGCATCGAGGACGCCGGTCTGGTGAGACACCAGGCCGGCGCCCCCGAGCGCACGCGGCAAGAAGGGTGGAACGCCCGCCGTACGGAACCGACCGGGAAGGTCGGGCCGCAGTGTGCGGGCGACTGCCCAGACGCGTCGGGGAGGAAAGAGTTCGGCATACGCCGATTCTGCCTCACCCGCCCGCCACCAGTCCGGGGCCTCAGACCGAGACCCCGAACGGGTGGGCGCCTCTCCCTCGACGAGGCCCCTTAACGGGACCACGCCGAGAGAGAAAGCGACCGTCCAGCGATGGATGACGACCCCCCCGGTCGGGACCCGGACCTTACGGCCCGGGCCCCGGCGGTTGGGCCCCCATCCCACGCCCCTCTTGCCGCGAATGCGAATGGTCCGGAAAACATCCCTGCCAAGGGGTTTCCATATGACCCGTTCACCGCGGAACTCCCAGAGAACCTCAAGAAATACCCCACGATCCGGAGAATGGAAGTGCTTTCCAGGGGAGAGGGCCGCGCCCGTGGCAGCGAGTCGCTGCTCATAGGCCGCGGCCCCAGCAGGAGTGGTGACCCCCATCAGGTCGTCGCCGCATATGCGCGCGCGACTGACCTGATCTGGGCCGCCCCTCGACCGCGACCGGGACGGGAGTGGACCGGAGGCCTCCGCGGCCTCCCAACACCACCCGTGATAAAGATTTAGGAGGGCCCACGTCGTCGGCAAACCCATAAGGATGCCGCGCGACGTGAGCGCCGTTCCCAAACCTTCCGGCCACTCCAGAGACTGGGGGCCTGTGCAAAGGCGCAGGCCCACTAGCTCGTGCGGAGTTAAGCGGCCAGAGGCCTCGAGCCCGTCGACAATCGCAGACGCGACGTCGAGGGGCACGAGGTCCGAGGCGGCCCGAAGGTCGGAGGACACCACAATGCCGGTCGCCCCCTGTAATTGCTTCCCAGCCTCTCGGGGCTTCCCCTCCAGAACGACGCGAAGGAGCTTCCAGTTCTTCAGGCCACGGAACAGCCGACGGCGGGCGAGGTGCCCAAGGATAATCGCGTGGCGGTCCATAGCGGACACCACCCGAACCTTGAGACCTCGCTCGGCGAGGGCTGCGACGCGGCCACGAGGAACCGGAGTCTCCTTGGCCTCACGGAGGGCGGCCTCGACCTGGCGGACCTCAACAGCAACTCGGTCCCACGACCCGTGGGATACCCAGTCAAGCTGCCGAGGAATAGCCATGTCGAGACACCCGAGAGACTCTCCAACGTCTGCCGCCAACCCCCCTGCGGCCCGGCTCAGCCGATACGTTGCCGAGTCAGAACAAATGACTCCCATCGTTTGGGCCAGGTCGGGTCGCGGGGGCAAGTGCTTGCGCGCCCATAGTTCCGTCCACCTCGCCAAAGAAGCGAGGAGGGCGGGGTCCGTCTCGAAAGGCGTCGTTAGGTCAGTTTTATGCTGTACCAACGCCTCTCGGACGGCACGAGGAGATCCAACAGGGAGGGCCCTTCCAAGGAAGGAAGCCTGTCCCCAAACGGTCTCCGAGCGCCTCAAGTCTTGAGGGCAAGAGCGCCACAAGAAATGCGTGGGAGGTGAGTGACTCACCCACGCGGCGCGCGCCTCGGAGGAGAACTCCTTCAGGCGCGCGCAAGTGGCCTCGACGCCCTCACCCGCGGCAGAACGTCGGATCCATTCCCGGACCCGCTGGTACCAGACCAGCGCCCGGGGTCGAATCCCAGGATGTCCCAAAGGGAGTTGGGTGATAGCAGCAAAGCAGGCGTCCCAGGCCCGGCGAAGGGCCCGAAGACGTCCGCCAGCCCGCGAGAACTTCTCGCGCAACTCCCTAGAGACAACTCCACGCCCACCCTGAGTCTTGCATCGGAGGGAAGAACCCTTCGTCCAGCAAGCCCGGGAGTGAGCGCCGCCACCCGCAGTAGCTACCGCCTTACGGCTAGGAACTACTGTGGGGGAAAGCGTCCGCTTCCGGAAACCCCCGTCAACACCCTGGGAAAGGTGTTGATCGAAGATGTTCGTAAC